TGGATCTAAATTGGTTATTCCAATCCAGATGTAACCGTTCTCCAATGGCAATCCGTCCATATCTGTAAAGATTGGGAATGTTGGCTGGATGCTAAGTGCGGACATTTATTGGTTCTCCTGGTCAAATTGACGCTGTGCTTGGATTGCTGTTTGCAACCATTGAATTCTGGAATCCAGTGCTTTTGGCAGTTTAACCGCGTCGGCAAATTGCTGAAAGGATTTTGACATGGCAGTTTGTCGAATATTAGCCGCGCTTGGCGTTCCTTTTGTAGCCGCATCAATGGCCAGCTTTTGGAATCCTTCGTCGGCAAATAGTTTGCCGGCCGCCTTTAATCCATCCTTGTTGCCTTGCGTCATGGCGCTGGTTACTACCGACGTGGCAGCTGCCGCAATTGGGCCGCCCATTGCCGCTGCGCCAGTCACAACGCCCTTGGCCAGCGTGCTTTCCATTACCTTACCGATCAGGCTTTCGGCCTGCATGCCTTGCAGCAAAGCCTGATTTGCTTTTCCGGTTGTTAGTACCTGGGCGCGTGCGTCGGTAATGCGCTTAGAAATTTCGAACAGATCGCGAAGCGTATCTGCCGATTCCTTACCCAGTGTCTCCACGATAGTTTTATAAACTGGTGGATTAGCACGCAGCTTTGGGTAAATGTCAGCAAACTCTGAAAATCCAAAACCGCCCTTCTCTGCGCCTCGAGCTGATCGTGTGACAGAGGCTAATGCAGTGGCTATAGTCTCTTTGCGCAGATCCTCTGGCACGGTCTTAAGCAGGCGGCTAAACTCGCCTGCGTCGCCTTTAGCTGCTCCCGTGATGGCGGATCGCATCTTGCCGACTAGGCTGCCTTCGATGTCTTGGCCAAAGGCATTAACGATGCGCTTACCGAGTGCGCGTTCTTTTGCATAGAGCAGGTTTGCTGCACGTAGTTGCTGGCGCAATTCCTCGCCGCCAATATTACCGACGTTTGTAAGCTGATCGTCAGCAAGTGCCGCATACAAACGCTTCAAGTCTGCTTCTGCCATGCTTCCGTATGGCGACTCCATCTTGTTTAATGCTTTACCGATTAAACCTTTTTCGCGTTTAAGCCGGCCGTAAGTGACATTGCCCGAATCAATCATCTTTGACAGATTGCGCTCTGCGGCCGACATGCCCTCATCACCAACTTCAGCCTTGACTGCATCGAGCGTTTCTTTGAGCTTTGGCAGATCAACGATTGATGTTTTCGGCACTATTTCATCAACTGCGTCGTAAACCTTGCCGGCCTCTTTGTTGAGTGCCGAGCGAGTTTGTGTCAGCGAATCCTTAATCTTTTGCGAAACTACGCCAGGTGCGACTGCGCCTTCAACGAAGGTTGCATCGAATTGCTTAATCACGTCGTCGGCTTTGTCCACAGCTTGCGTGACAACATTTCGCCATGCTGCTTCAGCCTCGCTGCCTGCTGCAGATCGTGTCAAGCCTGCGGCCGCTCTGACCTGCGGATTATCGCTGAACACATCGGCAGGCAATTCGATTTTTAAGCGGTCTGCGGCTTCTTTAGCTGCTAAATTAACTTGCGCTAGATCCGCCAACTTATCGCGTGCGGCAGAAGAACCGAATCCAGTGCCGGCTGCCTTCTTGACTAGGTTGCCAACTTCTTCTTCGGTTACTTCAGCAACAGCAGCAGGAGCGGCTGCTGGAGTTGTCGGAGCGACTGGCGCTGCCTCTGGCATTGCAGCGGCCATTGGTGCTGCTGGTGGTGCTTCTGGCGCCATTGCAGTACCCATTGACGCACCTGGCGCCGTGGCAGGCGCTGGTGCTCGTCCTGTAACGCGTTGCACGCCTTTTTTGACACCGGTAACAACCGCCGGCACTGCACGCTGCAAAATTTGACCTGCTGCGCCGCCTGCGCCAGCTAATGCAACCTCGGCAGGAGAAAATTCTCCGCCTGTAGCTGCTTGGCTTGTCTCAATTGCTGCTTGCGTTGCACCGCTTGCTAACACTGCTCCTGGTATCGTAGTTGCTCGGCCAGCAGGCGTAAATGCTGCAAGGCTGCCTAATGCGCGTGGAATGTCGCCAGTTGAAAAGCCCGGTGGAATTGCATATTCCTTTTGATCGACTGACGAGCGCAACAAAAAATTTCCTTTTGCATCTTGACGAACTTGCACGCCTGGGAAATTAGCCTGCAAAATCTGCACTGTCTCTTGCGGATTGCTCATCAGCGTGCCGAGTGCTGTTTTAAATGATGCTACGCTCATTTGATTGAGCTCTGGCATGCTTGTCCACTCTGGTAGTGTTTGTGTCTCAGGCGTGGTGCGTTGCGTTCCTGTGATGCTTTCTACTGTTCGGGCTAAAAAGCCTGGCTCTGGTTTTTTCCCAGTTACTAAATCACTCAACGATTGATCGGATACCTTGTCTCCACCAAACATGGAAGTTTCGCGGCTTGGCGCTGGAGCTTCCAATGCAGCGACTCCGCCACCAGCACGAATTTGCGCAACTCGCGCCTTTAAATCGGGCGAGTCTGGCGCAACATTGTCCGGAATGTTGTTGATGGTGATGCCATCTTTAGTCGTAATCGAATAAGGCATTTTAGTAATCCACCGTTATGTTTCTTTGCGCTGTTGGTGCTGGTGCTTGCGCTGGAGCAGGCGCTTCTTGACCAAACACATTTTCAGGATTCAATCGGTAGTTTTTCACCACCACGCCAAGCGCCTTTTTGTCATCGGTGGCTTTTTTCTGCGCCGAATCTAAATATTGCTTTGCCAATGTAACAAACTCATTGCGCTGCTTTGGCTGCAAGAACTGGCCGCTTTGCGCTTTCTTTAAACTATTTTCAAGCGCAGCATACAAGCCTGCCGTATCGCGAGCGGTTGCGAATTCTGTTTCGCGTACAACTGAACCAGGGTCAAGCATTTTCATAAACCCAGTAATCAAGGCAACGTCGCCAGGGCCTGTTTTTGCCTCGGACGATGATTTAATGTTTGCATAAGTTGAATTGAGATCGCTATAAACTTTGGTGCGACCTTGATATTCTTTGCGCAATTTTTCTTCTTGCTCAAATGCTTTGGCAGGGTCAATACCGCCAGTTTTCTTAAAGGCTTCCAATTCAAGAACAGCCTTAGCTGTTTCTGCGCCAAGTTTCTTTGTTTGTGCCAGCACTGATCCTGTTTGTGCTTTAGTTAAATTAAGATCGGCCGCCTTCTTCTTCAGATCTTCTAACGCAATCTTGTCTGCATATTTTGAATCAACTTCCGCCTTATTTGCATCTGCTCTGGCTTTTGCTGCATCTGCCGCTGCTTTTTCTGCTGCATTTGTTGCGGTTGCTTGTGCTGTAGTTGCGTCGGCTACTGCTTTATCTGCCTTTGCTTTTGCCTCAATCAATGCTGTCGGCGCTGCAGCTTCTTCGCGCTTTTCTTTGCTGATGTTAATTGCACTATCAATTATCTCTTTTCCGCCTGGCATTTGTGAGATCGTAAAACCAAAATAATCCTCGGTTGCCTTTGGGTTTTCCTTGGCCACATCGCGCCATGTTTCAAGAAACTTTGCGCCTTCTTCGTCGCCAGTGTTTCGTTTGGCTTCGATCTGCCTATCAAGTAAACCGATTGCAATATTTGGATTGCCTGACTTAAAAGCGGAAAATACTTGTCCTGATTGCTGTAATGCAGCTTTTTGGCGCTCGCCAGAAATTAAATTAAAACTTTCGCGCACGGCCTTGGCCTGCGTCTCAGGAAGAAGCATTGCCAGATCAGCGTAATCCTTGGCGGTTGCGCCTGGCTGACGTAGACGATCAAATGCTTCCTTCATGGTCTGTTGTTGCTCCATTTGCCGCTGCGCTTGTTCCTGCGCCATGCGGCTTTCGGTGATGGCCGAACCAGTTTTAAAGGCAGACAAAAATGATTGCGATGGATCGGGAACGTCGACGCTGTAATTAATTGGCTGTACCATTAAAACTTACCTCCGAGGCCAGAGTAAATCCCCAAACCTCCAGAAATTGCTGATGGAATTGATGCAAATGCCCTTCCTTGAGCAAGCTCACCACCCGCTTGTGCAGCACCTTGCTGGCCTAGAAGATTAGCTATGTTTGTTCCTGTTTGCATACCAGCACCGCCTACGCCTGCAGCTGATTGTTGACCTAGTGTTGCCATTCCACCCAAGCGGCCATATTGCTGCTCGATTAGACTAGATAAAAGTTGAGGCCGAAATTGAGCAAGCGCCCCTTGAATATTGCCACCTCGTAGGCCGCCAGTAGCCGATGCTTGTTGTAGTAGCGCATTCTCGCCTTGTTGCGATAAAGCCTTAAATGTTTCTCCACCTCGAATGCGCTCAATAGCTGCACGCTCGGCCTCTGGTCCTTGCAGGCCAATCAATGCTTGTTGAGCTTCTAATGCTGGTTTTCCTGCCTCGGTGTATGGCTGAAGAAGTTTTTGCATTGCTTCAAACTGCCTACGTTGCTCCGCAATACCAGCCTGTGCTGAGCCTGCTTGAATGTTAGCTGCTTCCTCTGCTGCTTGTCCTTGCATATAGCCGGAAACAAGAGTTGCGCCTCCAACGGCTACCGCCGATAAAGCTGCTGCTGATAGTCCGAATGTCATTTTGATTTCTCCAATTGCGCGATGTTGTTGGCTTCAATAGCCGGTGCTGGCGCTGGAATGGTAAACATGTCCCACAATGCCTGCGGGTCTTGCTCATTTGATGGATTGGCGTGGAATGTTGTTACTTCAACGTCAGTCAAAGCAATGCCGGCGCGCTTAGTCCCGATCTTAGAGATGCTCATATCGCCAGCACCTAAACGCTTTGGACCATCATCTGTACTGACGATCAAATCACCTTTGCGTACTAGAAAGAACGATTCCTCGCGGTGGATGGCACCAGTCAAGATAGTGCCGGCTGGGATGTGCATTGTTCGAGCGTACATGCCGGCGCAGAAGGCGTGATCGATTGGCAAATCAATCTGTGGCAGCTTAAGAAGTTCTGCCTCCAATTGATAGACTGGAAGATGATCTTCCGATACGCCATCGCTAACATTCTGAACCGCAACATAACTCATCAAAAACTCCTGTGCAGGGGCTTGTGAGCTGCTGGATGCTCGAACGGCTCAGCGATTACTATTTTCCCACATTTTTGCATTTGGTCAATCCATTTCGCATTCACGTTCTTCCCATGCTTGGCAAGAGCGTAAATCGTGGCAGATAAAATCAAATTTATTACAATATCCACGAAATCCTGCATTGGTATCAAAATCATTTCGTGGAATGCGCTCCATTTTAGCCTGCATATTAATGCCATTATCATAGTACTCACAATTTGAGCAGCGACGACGACGAGCCTCTTTCTCATCAATCTGCATAGCTTCGCCAAGTGCAACCCAATAAACTTTGTTTGCTGTTGGCTCATTGCTCGGCTTTTCTGGTCCAAGCATCCAGTCGTCAATGACGATCTTGGTGTTTTTCTTGTTCTCGGCTGTCGTGATGAATTCCTCATCCATCGGCAGGCCCATGAAGCCCTTTGGCATCATCATGAATTTGTCCATACTCTTCTCCTTAATTAAGTGATTTCGCGGCCAGATGCGCGGATGGTCAGTGATGAGGCTGCGCTGGCAATGGTGCTGATAAAACCATCAGCTTCTATTGATTGACCCACCAACTCTGGGAATGTGTAGGTCTCATCTGGCGCAATGCTTCGAGTGTCAACAATCAAGTTGGATGCGCCAGCACTGCCACCACCAGTCACCAAATTGACGCTGATCGTCACGTTGCCTGCCGTGGTATTGGTAGCTGTGAACTTGTCAATGATGGATTTGCAGTTCACTGCTGTGTACTGCGTGGTCTGGGCGTTTTCGGCCTGTTTTGCTGGTATCAGCACTTTAATTGATACAGTCATTTTATTTTCCTATTACACATTAAACGTCACTGTGCCGGTTATAACAGCACCTGTCAAAACTGGATATGTGCTGTTGTAGTTCAAAATAAAAGCATTAGCATTATCTGTCCTAATGTTTCCTTGTGTTCCAGTCAAAGCATTTTCCCGAGTTGTGCCCATACACTCGTTTGCCGACGTGAACGGCAAATTAATCTGTAAGAATGCACCACCAGTGCCATTGTTGGTGATGGTGAACTTAATAATCGCTGTTACCAAGTTTCCGATCTTTGTGTACTTGGCTGTTTGAACTGTGTACGATGTAATTGCTCCTGATCCTGCCGTAACAGTTAAGCTCCACGTCCCTTCTTCATAATCATCAAGAGTGTTCGGGTCTGTCGATGCGCTTTGTGTTGCGGGGAAACTTATGCCCGCACCAGATGCAGAGGCTGTTGCAGCACCAACACCTAAAGTGCTTGCAAATGTTGGTTGAGTCCCAAACACCAGCGAACCACTGCCAGTCTCATCTGTCATTGCAGCAGCAAGGTTTGCTGAAGATGGAGTTGCCGCCCATGTTCCTATAGCCGC